TAGCACGGACACAATATAGAATATCTGTCTTTTCCACACGGACATGAGAAATCTGAAAAATAAATAAATAAATTTAAAAAACTTGAAATATTACGGAACATTAAAATGGATGTGTAACCTTCTTTTTAAATATTATATGTAACATTAAATAATAAAAGGGAATAATTTACGTTGAATGTTTTTTCTGCAACAATTTCACCTTTAGTGTTCAATGTTAATCTTATAATATTTGCTACACCACTGGAAATCGCAGAATTTCTAATGAAACCTATAAAATTTATATTTTTCGATGGAATTAGTTTTTCGTTAACTTTTGCTATTACTAATCCATCACTAAGTTGAATATTGGAAGCCCCAAAAGTCAATTCAACATTTTTATTAGTCAAGTAACATATGCTAGGCATGTATGCTGTATCGTCGTAATTAGCTACTTTTGTGAGATAATGAATTTCTGTTTTGTTATCATAGAATTTTTGTTTATCTGTGTTTTTTTCTGCTTTAATATTTATGCCTTCTCCTGTTAGATTAAATTTTTGATTACTTTTAAAATTATACAAGAAACTAGTATTTAATGAATTGTCGTCTCGAATACTTAATCCGTTTGTTTCAACTTCCAAATCAAAGCCATATATTGACGAATTTCTTAAGTATAAACCGTTACTAATATTTTTAGCAGTTGTGTTAACACGAATATTATTGCATTTTATAAGAGTATCTTGAAAAATAAAAGATGAATTAAGAATATTTTCTAAATTCCATTTGTTACTGTTATCGGTGTTAATTATTGTGCAGTTTTCCATTACAAAATCTTTTGTGCTTCTCCCCCCTCTGATTACGCATCCACTTACTAAGCAATTATATAACTTACCATTACCACCACTTCCAATTCTCAAGTAACCAATCTTGCTGTCTTTGATGTTAACGTTACTTATTTCACCGTTTAAGTATTGTATACTTACTAATGTATCACCATGAATTCTGTCATATGTTATATCGCTCATAGTATAAAGACCATGACATTCACTATTAATACTGTAATATTTATCAGTGTAAATGTTTTTAATAATAACGTTGTTTCTGTTTTCGTATTCGTCAGGGTATGTCATTCCGTAAAAAAATTTACCATTTGAAATGCCAATACACCCAAAAATTGAACCTGTTATAGATGGACTATTCCACCCATTGAAAGTTATAAAAAGATTATCAATAATTACATTATTACCGCACACACCAATGCATGTACCAAATCTTGAAATTGACGAATCAATCATCTTTATAACGCTATTAACACCACAGCCCACAACTGAAACATTACTAGGAATAAAAATTGTGTTAGAGATAGCAAATGTTTTAGGTGGGATGTACAAAATACCACCATTGTTTTCATTTAAAAATTTAATTGCTTTATTAAAAGCCATTAAATCATCTGTAATACCATCTCCAACAGCACCATATAATAGTGGTGTTACAATATTAGAAATTTTTGAATTAAATATTTCCAATAATGTTCCGTTTTTTAACATCTCATCAAGTTTTTTATTAATTTCTTCTTGCACATCCAGATTTTTAAAATAATCTTGTATATAATTTTTCAGATCGTTAAAAGCATCCTGTAAGTTGTCAAAATTTTTCTGCATTGCTTTCCATTGGTTGACAAGTTTGTTAAATTCATCCAAAAACCAGTCCTGATTTAATTCGTGAAAGTTTGTATAAGGTCCTAACTCCATGCTCATATCTTAATCCTCCTATTAATAAATCATCAAACAAAAATTTTCAACAAAACTTTCTGCAATTATATCATAAATATTAAACATTGCTACCTCTCTTTCACTCTGAATCATCTGCTGAGAAGTAGTAACACCAATATTTCCATGTGCTCTGCCCGTCCTTTTATGCGTCAAGTCTCTTTTGCTCGTCCCACTCTCATTCTCCGTAGTACTCCCAGAACCATTAGTGATAGTATCACCGTCACTAATCTCTTTCGCATGGTCAGCAAGTCCGGCATTAAAAGCGGTATTCTGTTCTGTCACTGTTCCTGAGTTTGTTATCTCATTACTGACAGTGTTATTGATATTATTGTTTCTTGAATTCGTTCCGCTCTCGGCATCGGTATCTGTCCAGTCCTCCATACGATCATAGTTCTCGATAGGATTGTATTCTAGTAACGTAGTATCATATAACTTTTTCCAGTTATACTGATGCTTACGACTCCACATACCTATCCGCATAGCAAAAAACTCAAGATTCGGATAAAGCACTTCCATCTCTCTCGATCTCATGTATATAGTATCAATTGCAATCTGTTTATCCAACCCATCAGGAACATTAAACTCATTGAAAAGAGTATCCTTATAATTATACAGCCCCTCCACTGTCATTAGTGCCATTCTTCTCACCCCCCTTATTCTTTGAATTCGGATCATGCCTCCAGTTAACACTCACATCAACATCAAACATTTTCCTAACATCTTCACAGCTTTTTTTCCATCCCTCGAGCCACATTTCCATTCTGGTGCTTGTCTCAACGTCATTGCTTTCTGCTTCACTGGTAATCATTCTTTCTTTCTTGTCACTTCTTGCACTAGGAATTCCGATCTCTGTGCAAAAAAGTTCTTCAAGTCTCCTGAGTGTGTCCAGAACATCACCTGCAATGTAGTTTTGCCGTAAGTTGTTCACGAAATAATCCCACGGTTCTTCCGTAGTATCTCCCCTCTGAATTCGTAGCTTTTCATCATAGAAAACTGCAAGTTCACCACGCATGACCTGATCCATTACTTTTTTAAGTGCTTCTGCACCGGCTTTGTTCCTTGCCCTGAACACATATGCAAGTTTAGAGTTCATCACATTCATGTCTAGGGATTCCATAGCGATAGCCATTTCATCCGCATACCTTCCAATCAAATCCATGATGCCGCCATAATCAGACGTACATTTAAACAATACACACTGTTCACCGATTACGGGTTCGAGCACACCTTTAAGCAGAGGATTACTAATTACTGCTTGTGCCGGACGATAGAAAACATTGTATCCTTTAAGCGTACATCCCTGTGGGATAACACCGAATTTGTCAGTGTTAATGATCGCAACCGTCCCCCAACAATAAAGACAATACAAAAAATAATCTTTGTCCCAGTTATCCGGTACGTTCCACTTCATCACTGAAATTGCTTTCTGCAACAGGTATCTTTGAAAGTACCAGAACAAACCAGTGTTCTTGCAATGGTTTGTACTCGGACTGATAGAACTATTGTATTGGTTAATATAGTTATACATTACAGGTGCTCCCACACCCACATAATCGCATCCATACATTATACATCACTCTCCTGTCGTAAAATATTTATACCATGCTCTGGCATATCCAGCACGTTCCTGATGTATACTAGCAGGTCTTTCATAATTGGCTTGGAATGCTAGTGCCAGATAACCAGCATCCTGAGTGCTTACACTCCATTGTCTCCAACTCAGCGGATAGGAACCGGTGCTATACCATTGTGGTTCAATGCCCCAGTTTTTAATACCACTGCTTTGCTGGAATTCTGCAAAAATTACACTCAACTGTTTTTGTCCATCATACCAATCATCGTGAGAACCATATAGAACGTCAAGAACGTGATACAAGTCAGTCGGTGGTGTCCACTGTACAAGTCCATGACCTGTTCCACCAACTTCTATCAGGTTCGGGTTGAAAGTTGATTCCTGTTGAATATTTCCGCATAGTCCAGCTATTGCATTGACTGACCAACCCTGTGCCAAAAAGTAAGCTTTTATTGTATTCGCATTGTTTATAGCTTTAGGATTATTTCCGCACAGTTCCGCAGTAGGATTTCCAAAATACTCGCCAGAACCACCAGCAATCCAGTTTCCACTTGAAAATGGAAATCTATAACAGTGAGTATATATCAAACCACTCTGAATAGGATATGTGTTAATACTTACCTGATCTGTTAAAGGTCTACCACTTTTTCCATGTGCGCCCATGGTATGACCGCCATTCTCAGTATCATGTACAATCTCCGTATGCTGATGCTGGCTTGAGTTGACTACAAGAATATCTCCTGTCTGGAACTCAAAAGTTGAAAAGTCGTTGATGATAATTTCCTTAAATCCAAGTTGTTTTAATGTTGATCCCATGGTATAAGTTGTAAAAGGCCATGCACTTAGATTGATTTCAAACCCGGCATGCCCTAAACCATACCACACAAAGGATGAACAGTCATAGTAAGTAATCCCGTTAATGGTCTGTTCATTCCTGTAATCTTGGTCATATCCAATGTTTGGCGCATTACACTTTTCAATCCACCAACTCATAGCTTGAGACATTAAACCACCAATCCCACCGGATGGACCACTCCCCCACGGATTCTGTCCTGCATTTGCACCGATCATTAACGCAAGAAATAGAGAAATGTTACTTGCCGGAAAACTACGCATAGTAGACACCACCTTCCAAGTATTGTTTTATCTGTTCTTTTTCAGTTCTGGTTGCTCCTGATACAATGATACTTCCGTTCTCTACAACATAGTAACCAACACCCAACTCTGCCATTGTACCATTTTTCATGTATGGTCTTCCGTTGTCTCCTCTGTCCTCATCAACTAATTTATAAAAAATTTCGTTGATAACCGGGGCACTTGCAATGCTAATCAGTGAACTATTCGCACCTTTTGTGTTAACATCAGGAATAGCACTCTCAACAGCATTCGCAATTCCAACCGCAGAACCGATAAAATTTCCTGTGAAAAATGATGCGATACTTCCTATAATATCGCTACCGGATTGAATCACATTGGTTCGCAAATCACTAACTTGTATGTTCACTCCGACTTGTGCATACGCGGAATATAATGATATATCACCAGAGTTGACAGTTATATATCCTATTCCACTCATACAATCAACAATTTTGTTAACTGTTACAGTTGATGATGTTCCAACTTTTCCTCCGTCTATCTCAAATGAACCCCAAGGATTAATAATGATTCTGATGCGTCGATAAGGTGAAGAATTTAAAAAAGTTCCTCGTGCAACTTGAGGATGTTGCGATACCGGCATCGTGAAAGATTTTCTGTAAAATGGCAGATTGCTTAGTTTGTATGCATCTACGGTAACTTCCCAAAAACCGAACTTGACTGCCGTTACTTTTTTACTTCCGGCATCAGCGTTAAATGGAAACCACATAACACTTGTCAAATACTGGAAGGGATTGAAAAGACATTTCAATAAGCTTTCTGTGATCTGCTGACCTGAGATATTCGCCCAGTCAATTGTCGAAAAGATTTTATTGCAGAAAGAAGCAAATTTTGTGGGTGTGAATCCGTAAAAGTTAGTCAATCCATCTTCGCCAACAATACCACATACAAATGAACCTTGTGAAAGTCCATATTCACTTGACGGAAAAGCTCCATCAGTGACCAGTGTATGTGTCATATCCGGGGTTGATAATGTAGGATAGAGTGTATCCATGATATCACCGTCATAAGACGTGGACGATCTCAGGAAATACAAGTTAGTGCTTGCAATCGTATCACGGTACGATGCCAGCACATCAACAGAACAAATTGCAACCCATGTATTATTAATATATTGCCAATCCTCTATCCAATATGATCGTTCGCCAAAATCGGGAATTGTGCAATAGTTCCAGCTGGGAACACTCCCACCATTTCTCAAAATTATCTGTGGATTCTCAATGGTACAAGATTCATTTATGTTACAGTTAATGGCGGTAACTGTACCGCCAACAACTGCTGTCGAATTGACTTTTTTGTTTGCTGTCTTAAAGTTTACAGTAACCGCCATTATAATACCTCCTATTCAAGCACAAATACGAGAGCATTTTCTGTCATATCGTTCCAGTAACGATCTGTGAAATGATAGTAGATGTTCCAATATCCACCAGCACTGTTAAATGGTGTTGTGCTACTCCACTGGTTAATGGTAGTAAGTCCCATTGCTTCTTCATCAAAAAGCACTGCAAATATATTGCTGATAACCTGTGCTTCACCTTTTTCAACTGTTCCAGTTGGAGTGATTACACTTGGAGTAACATTGATTCCCATAGGGTTTTCCAGAGTCTGCCAGAAGTTTACTTTCTCATTGGTTGCAATCTTTAGATACTGATCATGGAACGTGTTACTTAACACTGTAGTATCAGCAGTGTGTAAGTCCGGGCTAAACATCATGATATTTTGCATACGTAAAGGTGTATGACGTGCAATCTCTTTTCCGGTGATGTTCGCATGGAATCTGGTAGAACGCTCCGTAAAGAAATCCATGTAGGTCATAATCTTTGCACAAGCCCAGCGGTAAAAACTAGGAAAATTATCTGCTTTTCGAACATCATCTGCGGTGAGCTGCGAGCCGTTCTCATCATTGTACATAGTAAGCAGTTTCACAACATGTTCGCCTGTATAACCATCAGTACCGGCAACAACACCTTCCTGCCAAATGTTTTTTGCACCAATGAAGTTTGCCACGCAAGAACGTGCCATGCTTTCATGTGCCTGTTCAATAATGTCCATTGTATTCTGAGTGTACATGGAAACAAACTGTCCAAACTCATCAGGATTTCGAAAAGCCTGATCGAGCTGATCTCGAAAATATGTTCTGTGTCTCTGGAAAACCTGACCACCATAAAAATTGGTCTGTAAAACTTTTCCTTTTTTGATCTTGTACATATCAACCGCTGTGTTATCTGTCAACGGCTGTCTCTGATCGTCTTCCCAATCATCGTCAAGCATTCCGAGTTTACGAACGTGATTTCCCCACTGCTGAGTGGTTCTCCTCAGTCCCATAAATTTTGCAGAGTAAGGACGTACGGAAAAGATCGTTCTGTCAAGAACCTGAGAAATAGAATCCATGATCCTGTCATTGCCGGCAAGTAAAGCAGTCTGAGCCTGAGCCACGAAAGAACTCGTGTCTGTGGCTTTCATAGTCTCCATGCCCGTTGCCTGTTTCACGATATCATTTAATACCGTACTGATCTGGTCAAAAGTTAATGTGTTAGCCATTATTTATCCCCCCCATCTGTCAACCCCTCGTAGTTTGGTGGGTTGATGATACTTGCAATTGCTTCCTCAGTGGTAACCTGTTTTGGAACCTGATTCTGCATCATGTTTACATTGTTACTCTGTACTGATCTTGTGAGATTTTTCAGAGCATCCAGAACGTCATTCTGCTGAGACGGCTGGTTAATGTTCTGTGGATATCCACTGTATGCATAATATCCGTTTGGCATCTGCTGAGTCTGTGCCGGAATCTGCTGAGTCTGTGCCGGAATCTGCTGTGTCTGTACCGGTATCTGCTGTGTCTGTACCGGAATCTGCTGTGTCTGGACCGGCATCTGCTGTGTCTGTACTGACATCTGCTGTGTCTGTACCGGAATCTGCTGTGTATGTCCGCTCATTGCAATAATATCATCTTTCGTGAATCCTGCTTTTGTTAATTCAATAACCTGCTCAATAGTCATATCTTGTAATCCCTCCTGAGATAATTTTTATTTGAAAATCCAGTTGAAATGATTCCGTTGTGTTCGTAGGTGACCGCGTACCATTCACCAGAATAACATCCAAGGCAGATGCATTTTCCATTTTTTGGAATCTCCGCGATCACTTCTCCATCCGTGTTTGGTTCTGCCCTTACCATCAATGGATATTGTGAAGTTGTCACGATATAAACTCCACGAATATCCCTGTTATATTCGATAATCATTATTCCTCACTCCTTGTTATATGATCTGTCAACTTAGTTAGAGCCACAGTATTGTTATTGAGTGCATCTGTCATTTTTACCATTTCTTCCTTGTGGGCTTCTGTCTCTTTTAGCCATAAGTAAAAAGTTGCAATCAGACAAGCACAAGGCACTCCAATGTTACTAATCAATGTTGAAATTGCGTTAACGTCCATAACATTCCCTCCTTATTATAATATATTTAATTGATAGCAATAAGTCATAGAGCTGTGACACCCTATGACCTCATGTGGATTAACTGACACAAATCTTGAGCTGTACGAACTCCTGCACACTGATCTGATATGATCCACGCTCCCAACGTGCTGTACATGTGCAACGTTCAGTTGTCCACTACTAAAATAATAACATTTTAAAGATAATTATTCAATACTTATCTTTAAAATAATTTTCGAATAGTGATTTGCTTGTGATATCCTCAAACTGTATCTTGTTTGAAAGGTACATATCCCACAAATATACAAAGTCTCGCCGAAAAGCTTTTACATCCTTGTCCGTATTTGTATATATCGGGGGAGTTCCTGAGTGGTGACGCGTGACATAAATCATGTCTTTTCGCTTGTGCCGGTAAATTGTGATTGCATCCATTTTGCATAATGGCAACAGCTCTTTAATATTCATGGTTTTTATGCCCGAATAGTCAGCAGAATAAAATTCATTGCCAAGTGCCATTCTGTTGAATGTAGAATTTGCACCAGACATTTTGTACAATGCAGTATCTTTTTTCTTCTCGGATATTGGAGAATCGAAAAGATTAAAAAGTGCTATTCCACGATCACGCATAATAGATACAGACTGCTTGGATATGTCCATACCAGATACTTTTTCCATTAAATCGTTCTCTATGAACATATTACAGGATAAATTTTCAGAGTTTGAGAACATTAAAAACTGTATTGGTTCATACCCCTCGAGTTCTCTATTTCGGTTCATAGTCTCATATGCATTTTTAAAAGCGTAACCAGCATTTTCCACTTTTCGTTCTCGCTTTTCCGGTATGAACTCATCATAGATTCCAATTTCCACGTCCGATGCATCAAAACCTCGCAAGTTTGCAAATGTATTCAGTGCTATTGCATAACCAAGTATTTCACCTTTATATATCAGTTTACCATTTTCGTCAGTCTCCGTATGATAAAATCCAGCAACATTTTTACCGATACTTTTCGGATAAATTGACCATCCCATATCTTTATTCAATTTTTTAAACGGTGACAATTCAGGAATTTTGATCGTATCAACCTGTGCTTGTAGTGATCTCATATAGACAAAAATCTTTTTATGCTCAATGCAGTACTTTAGTCCGCCATAGGTTTTTCCTGTACCACGTCCACCCCAGATATAGTTGAATTTTTGCCCGTAACCTAAAACAGCGGGTATTGATAAATACCCACTGTCTAAATATAAACTTTTCATTATTTAACTTCCTCAGTTGGTTCGTCAAAACCGATTCCAAGTCTCTTAAGTGCCCTGTCTGGGGATACAAGCGCACAATTGATAAATTCACGTCCTGACTTGCTTGTGTTGTGCAACACTTCAATGAAAAAGTTCTCTGGAACTGGATTCATGCTTTTCACCCTACGTAAAATATATGAAAAGCTATCACGGAAAGTCTGAGACTGTCCGCTGTATACATCTCCAGTGTTTGCGTCCTGTATGCTTAGACATTCAATCTCATGTCCGTCTTTGTCTTTAGTAAGATAATCAATCCACAAACCAACACAAATAATAGACTTGTGTTCAATGTTTTTCAGTGACACAATTGCCGGACTTTCAAGTAAGTCGTACTCATCATATGCGTTGATCTCTCCTGATTTTTTGATAATTTTGAATTCTTTGTTTTCCATGGTTTAATTCTCCTTTTTTGATTTTGTAAATGTCGCATTATTTAAGAAATCTTCTGCGTCCATGCCGTAAATTTTTGTTTCTTCTTCTTTTATCTCCCAGTCAATTACAATACCGAAATCTCTCTTTTTAACTTCATTGTTAATCTGTTCATCTGTGAGATTTCCTATTAATGTTAATTCTTTTGTAACCTCACATTTATTATCAACGTCATAACAAATAACATTAATTTTGTTGACTGTTAACTCTCTTGTAATTTTCATTCTTTCACCTCCTTTTTATAACTATCTCTGCTGTAATTATATTATAGTATTAATATTAAATTCTGTCAAACGTTTCTTTAAATTCTTTTAATGTTCTTACGTCTGCTAGTATTCTTCGATATTCGTCAGTAATTCCGATCGTATAGGTTGACGGTTTAATTACTATGTTCTGACCAATGTAAATGGTGTGTCCGTCAATGGTATAATCTCCATACGGTACATCATTATATACTGATTCTGTTCCACCAGCTTTTAAAAAAGTGAACCCAACTTTGAACGCTTCTATTCCTCCATGTTCTTCTAACTCTTCGGGTGCATATTTTTTATTAACACCAGCAATAGTGGTGTGTAATGTTCCGTCCTCTTCGCGGTATACATACTTTTTTGCTCCAAGCGTGGAAAATTCTGTATAAGTTTTTTCATACTCAAAAACACCCATGTAATGAATATTCCCTTTTGGATCTGTGGCAAAAGCATTATTTCTAGTGCTATTTTCAATTCTCTTCTTATTATATACTTCAAATTTATTGTCTATATCATCGCCCATCACTTTAACATATTTTACAGAATCAGTATCATCATATAAGTATCTATCGCCTACTATATTAATGCCCTCTTTTAATCGGTATCGCGCCCACGCAGTTACCCAAACTCCCCACTGGAACGGTAAAAAGGCTGTTCGGTTATATTCTGTGAGTAATGTTTCACGTGAAACATTTTCATCTACTTTAAATACATCCTCATCCGATTCCGTGAATATTAAAGACTGTTTTACAGGTGACTGAACCATCATTCCATAGCCAGCATTTAATAATGCTTTCTGCAAATTATAAAAGAGTTCCTGTTCTGTTATTCCTTTTAGTTCGGTTTTGTCTATGTAGTATCTGCGGAATATGTCTTTAAGTTGTTCGGGTAACTGTCCATATCGACTTTCATAGCATTCAGTGATCTGTAAGTCTGTCCACTTGTACTCTGCTTTCATAATTTCATAGTCAATATCAGTGATCGTAGTTTCCAGATATTCTGCTGATAATATTCGTCCATTATCCAGTATTTCACCTGTTACTTTTCGGCATTTTGAATAACCGAGATACGGTGCTCCATAGTATTTGTCTTTTTGTTCAATTCCAGTAATCTTGCATCTAAATAGCAACGCTTTTCCGTGATCCAATTTCTTTTCGATGTCTGATTCCTCCAGTGTTCCGATATATATATACTTGCTCATCGGAAAAAAATCGTTTAGCACAACATCTGGATATGATGAAGACCTATCAAATGATCCAATTCCAAGAATCTTTTTTCCATCTGCTTTTATTATAGTGCCGGAATAATATCGATTTGCATGTGTATCACCACCACGAAAAGCTTCTTCCAGCAAATCAAAAACTCTGATATCTGGAAATAGATATTTATGTTTTTTCGCCCATCCAAACATAGCTTTCTTTGTCTCACGTCTGACATATCCTGTAGACGTCAATGGAAGTGTGTAAAGATTATCATTTGCAATAAGCATTCGTTTATACATTGCTTCAAGCAAACCAATGGTATCATTGACTGAATATTGTAGTTCATATTCTGATAGTGGTGTCCAAGGATACCTCTTCTTTGAGTAATCAAAAATTTCACCAGACAGTTTCGTGTGCTTAACTTTCATTTTTTTCGTAAATGTTTCAAGTCCCATATTGGTTTGTAAATAAGAACATCTAAATTCAAATCTTGAATCCATTTCGCATTTCAATATTTTCCGAGATTTAATAGCGAAAACCTCGTCAGGCGAAAAAGTATATATTCCTCTCAAAAACTGGAATTCATACGACAAGTTATGCACAAAAATCATATAGTATGCTTCGTTATCATCTTGTCGTAATTGTGACAAATGTAATTCAAATTCTGTCCAAGTTCTTCCTATTATTGTATCAATGTGCAAATCATCGAGAAAAAGTATTGAGAACTGCCAGATATACATTATTGACTGTTCAATCTCTATAAGTCTGGTAGTCTCAATATCGAACGCACACATGCAATTTTTGTATCCTTTTTTCTTTTTTGTTCCACGGTTGCTCCGTGTATCGTGTAAACATGGTATATTCTGTATTTTAGTGTAATCGTATGTATCAACTGTATACAAATTTTCCATGTCTTATTTCCTCCGTCTTCTCCTCTTTGATGCTTTTCTTTTCTGCCTTTTTTCTTTTGATTTCTTGTTGATGTTGGATTTCAGTTTTGTAATATTTCGTGATCCAGTTTTCAAAAATTCCTGATAGAGCTCAAGCAATTTTTTGTTGCTCAAATTCTCGCCCTCAGAATATAATTCTACTGCAAAATCAGAATCATAAATGCGGTCTGACGCAAAATCTCGAACCTGTTCCATAAATTTGCTAAAATTGAGTAAATCTTCATGAGATTTTAAACCAACACCGAACACATCATTTATGTGTTCAATCTTTTCTTTCTCTCGTTTCTTTAATCCTGAGACTGTTAAGTCACTGGATACTATAGTTGCCAGTTCACTTAATAAATGATATAATTCACGATTGCTTTCAATCTGCCTTATTGGTTTATATCTACTAATTGGACGTTCTTTTACAATACCAATATCCGAGTAGTTACTCGCGATTAATCGTTCATATCGTTTACGATAGATTGATCGCAAACGGGAATACTCTTGTCTGACTTCTTTTTCATTCCATGTAAGTTCCAACGCGAGTGGTGTGTATTCTGTTCGCGCTTTTTTAAGTCCTTGTGGAGGTTTACGCTTTTTACTGATTGATTGTTTTGCCATAGTCTATTGTTTCACCGTCCTTTACCAAATGAAAATGAATCGGTCTAAAGTTCAAGTCATGTTCTATAATGCATTGCTGTACAATTGACATTGCAATCATGCCCGTATATGCTTCAACATATACATAATCACATTTTTCCTCACAATCTTTTTTCAAGATGTTCTGGGTGTTCAGTTGTTTTATAAATACTCTATACCATGATTTTTTAGTGTTCATCGGTCTTGCCATTGTTATATTCCCTCCATTTATTTACACACTCTATTAAATCATCAAAACTGGTTACCATTGACCATTGGAATTTTGGTATACATCCAAAACAGTCAATAAACTTTTCGCACTCTGACACATAATCGCATTTTGAACACTCGAATGCAACAGCGTTGCACTCGAATGTTATTTCAAAAAATGATACTATCATATAATAATCCCTCCTAACTTATAAAATAAATCATCTGGTATATAATCATAATCAAAAATAAATTCATATATATATATATATATACCACATATCAGTTATGCTGACTAATATCAAAGTATCTGTATAATCTATATATAATGCATACCTTTTCCCTGATAGACACATGTATCAATTATTTTTGCATACTTTGATAAGCGTTCAAATCCCATACACCTTTTCGCATTGTTAGTCCTCCTCTTTAAATTTATATAATTGATATTCATCATGCAAGTGTGTTAATGTATACCACGCAAATTCAAACGTGTATGTATACCATTTATCTGTAATACATACAAATATGTGTTGATAATTGTCACCATAGAGTTTTGATTCATAAATTGCATATTTCTTTCCTTTATAAGTCATTGTGTCGATTACGTAGTAGTGTTTTTCAATTTGTTCAAATGTCCAGTTCCCTTGTTTCATATCGTCCTCCCCCAATTTTTTATTGGATTTATATACGGTAAACAGTTTTTTATAGCATGCGTGAAAATCATATTCAAAACCCAATAATGCTCCTCCAGTACATATACCATTTGCTAATACTGTAGCTTCGTGAAGTGCCTTATCTAGTTCTTCATACTCATGCAATGCGTCATAAAACTCTGCTAAAACCCGTTGTTCATATAAATCTTGAATTTTATTATCTACTGCTTCCATTTTGATACCTCTCTTTCATTTGATACATTCATTATAACAGTTATTTAGATTTATTTCAAGTATTATTTAGATTTATTTATTTATTTATTTTCAGATTTCTCATGTCCGTGTGGAAAAGACAGATATTCTATATTGTGTCCGTGCTATACGGACATTTCTTTGTGGTTTGTGTCCGTGGTAGACGGACATTTGATGGGGAATGTCCGTGTGGGGCGGACACGAGATAATCGC